GCTCAAGCTTAGCTAGCGCTTTCTTAGACTGCGGATCAAGCTCAATAACTAGCAGTTCGCTACTCAAGCGTTCCGTCTCCAGCGCTTAGAAGCAACTACGAATAGAGGATGGTAATCAGCTTGCTCGAAAGTGCCTGCTCCCCCTTCGATGTTTTGTGCTTTGAGAGCAACTAAGTCATCACTGAAACGACGGACTAGAAACTGCGCTTGGGTGTAAAGCGCTTGAGCTACGTCTGCAGGTGTAACGGCTTTACTACCGTCTACTACCGCCACAAATCCGCCTGTATAGGTTACTCGCACGTAGCGAAGAAGCGCAGAGTCTTTGACAATGCTAGCACTCTTCAATCCAAAGCTTTCTAACTCGTAGTTAGCAGCATCAAGCGCAACCCAGTCATTAGAAGCCGTTTCACGCTCCTCTACTAGGGTAACCTCTTCAACAGGGCAGAGGGTCAACCACACACGCCGATCGTCCCAACTTTCTCTGACGATCAGCTGTTCATAATCGTCTCTACGATTCCACAGACCACCAGTTGCGCTCTCCCACTGCGCAACTACAGTGTCCCTTAGCATCTCGACAAGCTGATCTTGGTCGGCTTTGACGGCTAGCTTAGAGCGTAGAATAGCTAAGGGGATCACGCGATAGCCTTTGAAATCTCTACGTGGAAAGCCTTTGTTCTACGCCACTTGCTAGTCGCAGTGAATTGTAGTTTCACTTGACCAACGTACTTGCCACTAACTAGAGCGTCTGCTTGAAGCTGAGTCATTTGACCAATGACTTGTCCAACTCCTAGCGACAGCGTTCCAGCGCTTGTAGTCAAGCTCAAAATAGCAGTTACTGCTGAAGCACCATCTTTGATATGCAACTCAGCAGACGAGACTCCAGACATAGCAAGCGCTTGGTCTTGCTCGTTCCAAACACGCACGTAGATCGGATCTGTTGATCCGACTGTCAGGCGCATTGTGTCGCTAGTCTGTCCCATCTTGATCGTCTTCTAGCATGCTAACATCCACCTCAGCTTGCTGCAGGTAGGCGTCTATTTGGACGCCTACCTGCACAGCTTTAGACGCTGTCGGTTGCTCAGGATCTCCGAGCTTACTATCTCTAGGACCTTGCACCGACTTCTCCGCTACTACGGCCCGTAACGTTGAGCGTCAAACATCTGATCGACAGTGCCAGACGGATGCTCGTACAGGTCATAGATCAAGTACGCGATCCCAAGCAAAGCCGCACCACCACCTGAGCCACCGTTCTCCGACACTGCGAGGCGAATAGCCTTGTAGGTCGTCGAATCCATAGCAGTGAGATCAAGGCTACCAATCAAAACGCCGTTCTCAAGTCCGCCTGTGTCACCATCATCGAGAAGACTAGCCGTGATTTGGAGATCATTGACTCCATCGCCATCAGCAATGTCTTCCCACGTGGTACCGTCTGAACGCTTGAGACCTTGGACCTTGATCTCAAGAGAGGCGTTAGTGGCAAACGCACCACCAACACAGACAAAAGAAATCTGACGACCTTTGCGCCACGGTTCGCTGATAGTAGAACCGTTGCTGGTGCCAGTTGCCGCCTTTGATTGGGCAGCAAACGCCAATCCGCAGATCACCTCATGGTGAAAGTTTCGAAGGACAAGACCCATAACAGAATTCCTTGTGTTGAAGTTGGATGGGAGCAGACTCGTTAGTCTGCTCCCGGATGATCTACTACGCGCGAACCCGAGCGTCCGGGCAAGCGATAACCGCCTTGTCTTGACGCATGCCAATGTCGGCATACAAACGCAACTTCATGTAGGTCGCGTCCGAAGTGAAGCCCTTGCCCTTGCCGCTGTCGTCTTCGATCTCGACACCAGCCCAGCGGCCAACAACGATCTCGCGCATGTTGCCCGCGACAACGTCTCCGAACTTCTCAGTCGTCGAAGTAGTCGGAGCACCAACCGATTCACCAGGCAATTGAGAAGTCAGAACTTGATTCGACTTCCCGATGTCATAGCCAATCAGCTCCTTGAGCTTCTGCTCCGACAGCATCGGAATACCGAGCAAGTACGGCTGGCCAGAGGTTTGGCCAGAGTAGTTCTCAATCTTCAGCTGCTTGAGACGATTGAAGTATCGCTTCGCAGAAATGATGGCGAACGACTCATCGAGTTCCACGTCTTGCTCTTCAAGAGCCAAACCCATGTTCTCGAGTCCGTCGAAGTTCAACTCAGCGCCTGCCCAATCAGCTTGCGCCGTAGCAAGCGTATCAAGGCCAACAACAGTACCAGACTGCGCGCTATAGACTTGGAGGTTCTTGCTATTCAAGATACCGCGAGGAGCATTGTCTCCACCGTTTCCATAGAGCACAGTCCAATCCAGCTTCTTAGCCGCAGCGCGCTCAAGGTCCTTGCGCAACAAGGTCTCAAAGCCGAACGACTGAAACTTCTTCATGGAGTCAGTGATACGAACCAGAATACCCATCTTCTTGGGATTCATAGTCACGTCGCCAACACCAGTCTGCGATTCAGCGTACTCGTCTTCTTCCCCAATCCAGTAGGCGATCAGACCGCCGTTGAACTTCGGAATCTTGACGTTGCCGCCTACCAGACCTTCGAGCACAGAAACCCGCGTTTCACCACTCTCGCCATTGAGAGCAACAAAGACGGACCGCGTGTACAAAGCCGTAATCACTTCAGGGATCACTTGATCCGCAATGAAGTAAGAGCCAGCTGTCGAGTTACCGACGTTCTGACCAGCCTTTTCACGCCAGCTCTTCATCATCTCTTGCTCGTGCCCAGCTTCGCTCCAATCGTTGGTGCGAACTGCGACCATAGCCTTGAGCACAGAGAACGGTTGATCCTCGATGCCAGAGACATAAAGTCCCTTCTTCGAGTTGCGAATCTGGCGGATCATCACTTCCTGACCAGCCTTGAACTTGTCAAGCTCTTCAAGAACCTTTGCCGTATCGAGCTTCTTCAGCACTGCGATGTCAGCTTGGAGTGCAGTCAGCATCTCCTTGTGGTTCTTGAATTCGCCGTTCTCCCCGAGGTAGCCTTCCAGCTTCTCGAGGAGTACTGCGACACGCTGCTCCTTCGTCATTACAGTCATTGTAGTTCCTTGTTCTACAGGGTTAGCTCTATGCCTTATCCTTCTCACTTAGCCCGCTTTGGGCAGCGTGAGTCGCTCCAATCGTGCCAAAGTCTCATCTGAAACTTCATCAACTCCATCGCCGTCCGGCAAGTCACCGTCTTCGCACAGACTACGAATGTCTGTAATGCTAGACAGAGTCGAGGCTGCGTATTCGCTGAAAGCAGTGGACAAGTCTCCAATGCTCTTTTCAATTGCAGCCAGTCGTTCATCAACAGTAGGCTTGACTTCTGTTTTGACCAGCGTAGCAGACCGTTTGAACGGTAGTTGCAACACAGGGACGTCAAGAGCTTTGTGACTCGTGAACTCATGCGTCGGGAACAAGCAACGGCTGATTGATAGCAGTTGACGGTCTTCGCTATCCCAGGTCTTTTGATCCTTGGCGATAGTTCGTGCAATCTCTCGCGCTAGCTGCATATCAGCCGGCAACAGCAGTCCGGACTTCTTGGCGGCAGAGAGCACTGAGTAGGCGCCTGAATTAGCGCCAAGTGTAGTCACGCTATATTCGTAAAGAACATTGTCGTCAAGCACGTAGCCATAGCGACCAAGGCCAAGTGCAGCGCGTTCTTCTGCATCTTTGACGTCGATCACACGACGAGAAACAAAGCCAACTGAACCCGCTCGAAGAAAGCGCGCGCGAACAAGCCGGTGACAAGAGTCTGCCCACTCATTCTGTTCTCGAGTTGCGAATACCGCGAGCAGCTTGAGTGCCGGTCCGCTGTAATCACTTTCAGTGCGCTCAACCACTTCCCAAGCAACGCAATTACCAATCGGCAAAGCATCCCAGCGATGGTTGTAGCAGAGAAGTGGGTTGTTGAGATAGTCCGTAAAGTCCCAGTTCTGAAGGACTACGTCTCCATGCCCGTCCGGTCGCTCATCATTTCCCCAGTACCACTGAGTTCGTTCTGCGTAGGCTTCCTCGTAAGGAAGTCCTACTGCAGTACAGGCTGCTTCAAGAGCTGACGAGTCAAGCGCTTCAGCCTTCTCAATTGGCCCTCGCGTGTGCTTGCGCACATGCGCGCCATCGTCTTGAAGACGAACTTCGCGCTCAGGTCGTCCTTCCGATGTATCAGAAAGTAGACGAACGATCTCCGCCGCGTCTTCAATCATCACACCAGAGTGAATGGTGAGCTCTGTCTTGTTGTTCTTTCGAATTAGAGAAGGCATTGGTTACCTATCACCTGGCACCTTTAGGCACCGACAATTGACAATCTGTGCTGGCAACGTGCACCGCATATCGCCAGGGTGTGCAAGGATGCCGCCGGACTTTCCAACGACTTCCAAGTAATTGAATCCACGCGATTGATCGCCGGCAACAGCGAATGCTACGTGGTCAGGGCGAACAACCTCGTCACCTGAATTGCTCCATACTTCTGTGGACACTTCCGCCGCATCAAACATTGCATCTCGAGCGCCATTCATAAAGCCAGCGGACTCAGTCCTAGCCCACTGAAGAGTCTTAGGAGAAGACTCTGCAATATCAAACGTTGAGCTGATTCGCTGCCGAAGCTGTTGAACCGTTTCGCCGGAGTTGATTCCTTCAAGTACTGATTGACGCAAGTTTTCAAGCAAGCGCTGAGGAGCGGCGGTAGTTGCACCGACTGCATGCTGAGTTCGCGCCTGCATGTAGCGAACAATGCGAGGATCATCCAGCTCGAAGTTCACAATACCGCCAAGGTCTTCTGACGTGAATTCGAATGCAATCTCGAGCGCTCCAACTTGCGATGGTGCAATGTTGGTTTTCAGCTTTGCTTGAACAGCTTTGAGCTGCGGCAGAATCAAGCCAAGATCTATCGTCTTAGCGACTAGAGCCTTTTGACCCTTGGCTGCTGAATCAAAGGCCTTGAGAATATCGACTCGCTCGCTCGCTAGCCATTGACGGTAAGCTCTGCGATAGCGGCTTTCAATCGGAGCTTGGACCTTGATAAATTGAGCAGCCCGCGCAGCTGCTTTAGCCTTCAATTGCCTAAGGCGCAAAGCGCTTGAATGAAAGGCTGCCGCTTCTGCAGGCTTTTCTTCAGGACTGGGAATGGGTTCAGACGCTGCAGCTAAGACACTAGCTGTAGTAGAAAGAACAGAGGACACCAGCGCAGTGTCATTACCTGCGTACTCTTCTACTTCCAATCCAACTACTGCGTAGGCAACAGTAGGAGGGGCATGCAAGTACTGCGAGCACATCTTATCGGCTAGCGTAATCTTGCTGTCTAATCCAGCGCGTAGGGCTTCAATTCCCCTAACGTCGTGCATCGGGAAGACGTCGTCCGTTTCAGTACCAAACAAACCGTCATCAATTGCAGCCTCTTCAAGGCGCATGAGAGGCAGGAGGTTCTTATCCCAGAAGTTGAAGTCCTGTCCCTGCTGCACTGCATAGGGAACTGCATCAGTAACCCCTAGCACAGTCTTAGGCACTCCGATGCAAGCCAGCACTTCACCCATCTGCCATTCAGTGGCTTCCAGCAGTCGAAGCTCATCCGCTCCTAGCTGAATAGGAAGGTATCTAAAACCGCCAGTCAACAAAGCCATCTTGCCAGCTTTGTTTGCACCTCCGTAAGTCTCCTCCCAGCGAGTTGTGAACTCTTTTTCTTGGACCTTGTCCATATAGTCATCGTGCATTACGATGCCTTTAGGGACTGCTCCATTCTCTAGCAGGTTCTTCGTGTGGTGACGAGCTAGCAGGTCTGACTCGATGCCCATTGCAGCTGCAGTCAGTCGAGACATTCCTCGAATCGGATTTGACGGATTAGGCAGCTTGAACTGAATCACGTCAGTTATAGGCAGCTTGACAGTGCCGTATTGCGTCGTCTGCATGTACTTCGGCAGAGACACTTCCCATCCAATCAGGTCCCCACGACCATTGCCATACTCATGGATAGGCTTGAACATATCAGGGCCAAGACACCAAAGTTGGTCAGGCACCTCTCCACCAATTGGAGATGACCCATCGAACATGGTCTTGACCCAGAAGCACTCGCCGCGAACAGCCATCCACAAGTGCGTAGTCTGCATCAACTGGTGACCAGACTGAAGCGGGTTTGCTCTACCTCCAAGCAGATTCATAACCGGATGCTCGTAGAACGGTTCAGCGGCCTTTGACATTAGGCGCTTGACCGTTGACTGAGAGCAATGACGCAATTGAGCACGACGATTTATTCCCGCTCTAGCTCCTTTCCAGTGCACTCCGGCTTGTCGCGATCGCTGCTCTCGTTGCTTCTCTGTTTCTTTGAATGCCAACAAAGGTGCTTGAGAAGCACTGACCGCTACTGCCATTCCTGCCGCAAACACCCAAACGTGCGATTCAAACGGTGAACGTGCTTTGACGTTAGCGGGCAGCCTGGACATACCAAGCGCTTGGAGATAGTCTCCAACGCTTCCGAACATGTCTCCCATCATCTTTGCACGAACCCGCTGGTCGGCCTTTTCAAAGGGCCGACCAGTGGAATCAAGGATGGTAGACAGACTACGCACTAGTTGTTCGAGAAGCCGAGGTCAAAGAGATCGTCAGCGGTAGGAATCAGAATCTTGCGACCGTAGCCAGGCGGGCCAAAGTGCTGGATAAACCAGCTGAGTTGATCCAGCATGATTGTATCAACGTTATCGCTAGCCATAGCGATAAGCGCAGCCATTCCAGTCGGATTGTTGGCCAAGGCGTATGCCTTAGTGACTTCGCTGCACACCAAGCGACTATTCAACGTGTGGTAGTTCGCAGACTGAATCTCACGAAGTCGGGTCATAATCAGGAACGAGCCTGATCCTTCGTGCACATCGCTGCCATCCGCCAAGCTAGCCGTCGCAGAAGGAGTCTTTCCAGTCGAAGTGGCATCTGTTCCACTAAATGCCATACTCGATTGAAGAGGAACCGCAGGTGCATACAAGTGAACTGGACGCGCTCCAGCATTCGCCGTTCGCTTTGCCTGCGTATCAAATCCATACTTCAGCATGGAAATGTTGTTATAGAACGCCGATCCATAACAAGTAGCCAGCGTGGTTGCAGCTGCTGTAGTCGGATTCGTCGAGTGCGGACAGACGTACGCCACTCGCGGACTAGCCTGCGTCGTCGTAAACATAGCAAGAAATGGAATAGGCGATTGAAGAATCGCGCCGTCCATGTGCGACGAAGCCGTCCTGAAATCAACTGCTCCACCGTCCGCAAAGTCTTGCGCCCAGTGACTCCACCCCATTGCAAAGGCGCCAGCCGACTTTGCATGAATGCATCCTTTGCCAGCTCTCAATCCAAGCGCCGACCGATTGAAGTTGATGTATTGATTTACCCAAACACCAGCCTTCATGCACTCGTGCCAAGTATCAACTCCCCATGCTGCAAAGCCTGCAGGAGAGTCTGCCAAGCCTGGGTAGAAGTGAATGCCTGCACTGGTTCCTGCATAGCGCGTTGTGCCATCCGGTTCAAACGCGCCAGGAACTCCAAAGCTAACTACTGCACCAAGTCCGAGCTTGAGAATCCACCAAGCGAGGTTAGGCGAACCTTCAACAGGCTTGGTAATAGACGACAACGGCAGACAGCTAACAAAGCCACCAAACGACGTCTGATGCAAGAACGGAAGCTTTTCAACTGGATGTCCAGCTTCACCAGGCGCCTTTCCAACTGGATAGAAAATCGCTCCACTAGTGTACCCTTCATTAGTACTGCCCGGCGGATTGTACTCGAACGTATCGTCCGGAGTAAAGGCTTCTGTTACTGGGTTGTACGGCATTACGAAGTTCTCAAGTCTCTAGGGCGTGCTTGGTTGGGTCCGCTGTGTCCTACTTGCTGGCTTCGTCCAGTACCTGCGCCATGATCTTTGTCGATCCCAGGCGATCCGCCTTTTGGCTTTCGCTGAGGCTTTCGTCCGCCAACACTTTGGCGTCGTGATACGTCCGAATGTCCTGCGCCAGCGGCTTCAGCTCCGAGGCTTTGACCATTCCCTTGGGACCGATGCAACTTGCCGGGAGCGCGAGAAGAAGAACGACTGCTAGAATCTTCATTGGGTTTACTCACTAGAGTAAGAGGTGGATTAGACGTGGTGTGCCGGAGGAATGCCAAGTTCGGCAGACAACGCTGCAATAGCAACTTGGCCTGCGATTCCAATCACGCTTGCTACAACGTTTCCGAACGAGCTAGCATGATTGGTCAAACGAACTCGCTCGAGCTCTTTCAGAGCGCGTGCTTGAGCCTGCAGAGTCACAATACGACCTGTGTCACCTGTAGCAATCGCTTCTGCTGTAGACGTAGCAAAGCGATTCAAGTGCTCTTCAATATCGGCGGTTACTTCACCGCCAAGTGCCTTCAGTTCCGTTTTGAAAGCATCAAGAACAGCGTCAGTGATTTTAGGCATCTTTGTCCCAGTTGTCGTGGTGGTGAGCGTCAGGCAGCTGACCGGTTTCTCGGGCTTCTTCAACCCAATGCTGCATATCGGCTCTGGTGAATCGTTGGCTCTTGAGAATCTCGAGATACGCAAACAGAACTGCATAGCCAACTAGCAACACTACTACTAAAAGCAGTGTTACGTTTGCCTGCGTTCGTCTTTCTTAGCCACTTTTTGCCTTGCACGAAGTGTTGACTTGTGTACCAATAGCCGTAAGCCGGTCGCACTGCTCATCGAGCTGAGCGACAATGGCTTTAGTTGCGTCCTCTTGCGCCTTGGCAATCAGCGTCATTACAACTTGATTGGATGCTAAGCACGCCGCTACTGCTTTTTCATGTGAAGTAGTGGCTTGAACAATGTCCGCTGTTCTAGCTGCTTGCCTTGCTTTTTCAGCTACGTCTGCTGCATCATCGCGTCCTTTGAGGTGCTTCAAAAACAGAATCACAACGATAATGACGGCTCCAGCCATCGTACCGTTATAAACCAGCTTCATAACCTCAAGGCCATCCATTAGCAGTTCCTCGGCGTCTCTAGCATTTGAGCTGCAACGTCAGCGGCATGCCTTGCATCAACGTCTGACTGTTGCTCGCCCTCATACCCTTGAGGAGTAGTAATAACTTCTACTACCTCCGGGCCTGTGCCCGGATTATAGCACCAAGTCTTTGTTCGCGTTTCAAGCATCAGTCGCCTGCCTGCGCCTTCAAACGTGCTAGTGCTGCAGCTTTGACTTCAGCCCAACCGGCTTCAACGTCGGTCGAGAATTCTTTTGACGTTTGGCCTGGCTTGGCGTGCAGAACGTACTCAGCTTCTTCGCTAAGCCCTTTCCAACTCAAGACTGTTGCACGACGAATTGTACGTGACGGATCTGATTCTCGAGCGGCTTGGAGAACAGCTTCTTTGACAGCCTTCGGCAGGTCACTGACTTCTTGACGTGCTTTGACGCCTACGTACACAAGTACGATAAGAAGAACAAATCCTAGTCCGATAAAAAGCATACTAGCGCCTTCTCTCTTCGATGGCTCGTTGAAGTAATTCGAGTCTGGCACCTAGACTTGCCTCCATTGCTACGATGCGCGCACTAACCAAAGCAATCTCAGCTTGCGCCACATCCTTGCGCATGTAGATATCGCTGTTTTCTTTTCGAAGCTCTTTAGCAACGTCTGCTATTGAATCCTTGGTTGCTCCAACATCACTGCGAGTACCAAGCTGGGAATACAGATTGACACCAAGGCCACCAATAAATACGGTAGCCAAAGCAATTGCTGTAGGCTTGGACATCTGAACTGAGACACCGGCAGTCGTCATATGGCTCCCTCCAGCAACGCAAATCCACCACCCTGAGGGCGACGGACTTTGCGACCCTGCCAAGCAATCGCAGTCTTCATAACTGCGTCGTCAAACTCGGGACGAACTGCTTCGAACTTGCCGCTGGGTTGGCGTCGAACGCCAAGGCACTCGGATAGAAAGTCCCTGTCGTCGCAAAGAAGCACGCCAGTATCGACTGCAGTTGCAATCTCATCAAGCATCACAGGCCGAGTTGCTTGATTAGTTGTCCAGCCTGGCTTTGACTTCTCTTCTGCTTCCTTAGCTGATCGAGCATCGGACGCAGTGCAGTAGTAGAGATTGCCTCCACGGTAATGCGGACGATGGACTCCAAGCGTCTTTAGCGCCTCGAGAACTGCGTGTCCATGGTTCTCTCGCTCGATCAGAATCAAAGCGTCATTGTAATCTTTGCTGATTCGAGCTGCATTAGCGGCTTGGTCTCGGATATTGAAATAGCCGTGGGTCACACACACGATGCGACCAGTATCTTTTCGCATTACGCAGAGACCATTACGATCTCCGCCAGGCAAGCCTTCGCTTGTGTCTCCACCAAGAACGTATTGAACACCAGGCTGCGGTTGCTCCCAACGACGTTCGTATCCGCCTGGAGTGTGCTTATCAACAAGTGGCAGTCTGCAACGTTCCAATGCAGCCATCACTATCGGCACATCAAACAAGCAAACGCCGCTAGTCAAGAAGCATGTTTCGTCGTCCTCAGGATACTCCTGAAGAAACAGCCCTCGCAACGCAGTCTTCTTTGCACGCCTAAACGCAATTTGGCCAGGCGTCAATCCATGCTTAGCAACGAGCGCAGTCTCTTCAGCCGTTAGACTAGCCGCTACCTCTTCTGCTTTGTAGGTAGTAGCTTGGGCTACATTCCGCGGGTCATCGAACCAGCGCAGGAAGATAGGCCACCAGTCGGTTCGTCCTGACTTCGCTTCCTTGTAGGTTTCGTATACCCACTCGCGACCTGCCGGTGTGCTTTCCATTGAGAGCTCACCATTAGAAGCCGCTTCCGTTAGACCAGACATAACATCGCGCACTCGCTCTTGTTGTCTTGGTCCTCGGCACCAGTACGAAACCTCTAGGCCGTGAACACGCTGAAGTCCGAAGCCACGACCGATTGCTTTGCCACCCGCAGTTCCGACGAACAGCGTTGAACCGTTAGCCAACTCAATCTGGCTGCCAGACGAGGCAATAATAGCAGGGGCTTCAGGGTCTCGTTGAAGAAACAAGCCTGTCATTCGAAACAGCGCTCTTCCTCGAGCGTCTGTATCGGCGACCATTCCAACGTGTGAGTTGTCTTGCTCTACCGCGCAGAGGTACGACTCCGCTTGCTCTTCAGTTGTATAGCCGGCTCGTCGGTATTTGACGCAGATAAACTTCCGGTAGCCGCGACTACGCCCAAGCCTCTTGGACGCTGCAACCCGACGCTGAATCGGGTGCATAATCATTGGCACAACAGGCGCTAATCCGCTTCGTTCCCATCCAGAACCAAGCTGCTTGAACGCATGCGCTTGCTGTTCAGGCGACAAGTACTCAGCGGGCTTGTCTGTGCGAATCCACAAACGCTTGCGACAGAAAGTCAGCAAAGGCGTTTGACGAGGCTCGACGTCTTTGAGCTCGAGATACCTGGCGCGTGAATCAACCGACAAGCGCTTAGTCAAGCGATTCAGTTGGTCTGCAGTTCCAGACAGCTCCTTGGCTACTGCTTGCCAATCGACTCGAACTGCCGTACTGAAGGCTTGATTATCGCAGAGCCAATGACCAGGCCGAGGCATCTCAGAGATATAGACGCGACGAGCGGCAGACGGAGTAGGGTCTCCTTGAACCGCGTGTGACGACAAAGAGATTGCCAGTCTCCAGTAACCGCCAATCAAAGCAGCGTCAGAGCCCGAGCGCGCAATCGCCAATCGTCGTCCGCTCAGCTCCCAAACTGAAGCCTTTCCAACTTGGCTTCGACGACCGCGGCCGGCTAGCCAGCTAGCTGCAGTAGCTCGCACGCGAGGAAAGTCTGCGGCTGTGCAAACTATAACTGCGTCTCCAGCACAATCAAGGGCTAGGGCCAAAGCTACTTCGGCTTGTCTGCAATCGGCAGGCGGATGCAGAACAACTAAGTCGTTATGCTTTGATGCGATGGCCCCCGACCAACATCGAGGCACGACAACAGTCAAAGCAGCCTTGGCTTTTCGAGTAGTTGCCACCATCTAAGCAAGGACTATAGTCGTCCCCTCTTTCTTGGTGACTCTGATTGCTGCAAGGTCGTCTGAGATCTGCTGAATAAGCTCCGGCCCGCTAGGCACGTTAGCCAGCCTATCTTCAATGATCTTGAGCACTTGACCAATAACTGCGTCAACGCCCTCCGGATCTACGGAGGCAAGCGCTTGAATTCGAGCCGCTTGGGTGACGATATCACTAACTGCTTTGAGATTGCCCCTCAGGCATTCGACAGCAAGGGCCTTTGATTCAGTGCTCGCCTTAGCTGCCGTCTCCGGATTAGTGAATACTAGATCAAAGAGCTTGAGTGACTCGGCGCATGCAATGCGCGTCAAGTCAATCTCATCGTCCAATCGCATTCGCTCTTCGCGAGTGCCCTTACCCAGTTGGTCGATTAGATCGCGAAGTGCTGGTCCAGCACGACGAGAGTAGAATCCTCGAAGCGACCCTGCACTCACAGCTGACTGCTTGCCTCTGTGCCTAGCAGCACAATAAAGAGAACCGCGAGAAGCATGAAACGGACACTGCGAAACGCGATCACGCTTTGTCCCTTGGCATCTTCGAGGGTGCCCTGACGGAAGCGCGCCAGCGAACTTTGCTCCATTGATCTTGAGCTCTGGATCGACTGGAAACACATAGGCACTTCGTGGGAATCCGTAGATATCTTCGTCAGGAGGTCCTTCGAAGGACATTAGTCAGCCGGGTCTTCAACGATCAGTGTATCAGTACCAAGCGCTTGAATCGTCGGCTTCGATTCACCAGGCCCATAGTAATCGACCTTGGCAATCGGCATCTCTTTGCCCGCATTCGAGTGCGTGCAGTCGTTGAGGAACTTCGCGATCCCTGCAACCACGTGGAAGTGGCAAACGCGCTCGCCTTCAGGAGAAGACCATCGAACTCGGACGCTAGGAGACAACGTCAAACACGTCGTGCTTCCACTAGCAGTCCACGCGCGCGGTCCAGTCAACGGAACTGCGTGATTGATTTGGCAGCCCGGACACTCCCACCAAAGCCCGTTCTCTTGCTCAAGAAGTGACTTGATTGCAGCAGGATCTACTTCTGCTTCAAGCGCTGCTGTAGTAAGAACGCGAGTACCGAGAACAGCAGTGGGTGCTACAGGCTGCGTAACAACCGCAGCTGTCAGATTGCGTCCATGGCAAACTAGTCGTCGTCCATTCGCCAAGACAACGTACTCTTCTTTGCCGACTACTTGGCGAACAACTCCGCGCTCGCCACCCTGTAGTTTGACGCGGTCACCAGGCGAGAATTTAGAACGTGCCATAAGCGCATATTAGCGCCCAGGCGTTTCCAGGTACACAACAAAATGGACAACGTAAGTCCTTATAGACTAAGGACTTACGTCAATTGACTGCAGATAGCCCACAGCCGGTTGGGCTCCGAAGTCTGGTATCTACTACCTGCTGTATACGCTAAACAGTCAAAGCGTACGCGATTGCATCCTCAATCGCTGCGTTTAGCCCTTTAGGTGTTGCTTGCCCACTCCAAAGCAAAGTGTCTTGAGAGCGAAGATGGATATAGACAAAGTTTCCACTCGCTTGCTTGCTAATCGTCAATCGGCACTTCTTCTTCCCGACGAATATCAGCTCGTTGATCTTGGCACTCTGAACACGCACAAACAATCGTCGCGCTTCGTTGTCTTTGCTCATTATATTTCTCCTCGCACTTTGCTTCGTGCTTTGGAATGCACTCTTCGCAGCTGTTCTCTCCACACCACTTGCAGTGCTCGATTTCTAGTCGAGCTAGAAAGCGTCTACAGTTGATACAGCGATTCATTGGACCGTAATATGGTAAGGCTCCCACTCTTTAGCCATCGCAGCGAGAGTAGACTGCGAAACGTTATGAACGGAACCGAATTGGCTCTTACATTCGATAACGCTAACGGAGTAATGGTGCTTATGCGCAAGCCGCATATACGGACCCATGTATTCAATTCGAAGGAACGTATTATGGACTGCTACTACTGACTCTCTCCACTCGACTTGCTCTTTCATCAAGTCTTCAACTCTTTGCAAGCACCATTGAAGCGCATCGGCATAGAGCTGCGGACTTCGCGTTGTACAGTTACAAAGGAAATGGTCGGCTGCAACGTGATAATCCGTTAGTCGCATTGCTAGCTCTGTCTTTCCAGAGCCAGGCAAGCCACGAATTAGATAGAGTCGTTTCATTTGAGCGATCGTCCCATTGCATTCCAGCATTGAATCGCAGTAGCTTCAATCAAAGCTATGCTTCCTTTGCAACCACAACCGCACTCGACTCGATAGCCGTTTGGGTGCTTGACTACTTTAGGGCAACAATTCAATACGTGGTTGTTTCTACTTCCGCCACAACCTGGACACTTGCGTAGGCGTACAGTGTTCATATACTGCCGCTGCTGATGCCATCTCATGCGTGTTTCACCACAAAGTATGGCATACCACCAGGCAACACGTACCACATTTCGCGCGGCAAGCACCAGCTACCAAGACCCACTCCGATAGCTAGAACGAATAGAGCATTGATATCTCGATGCTCTCCCCACTGCTCTCCATGCCGATCGACGCACGCTTGCAAGAATGACCATCCACCGGCTTCGGGTTGGAATTCGTCTGGCAATTCTGCAAGTAGCTCTGCAATTGCATCGCGATACGACGCAAGACGCACTGGATGCAAACCAAACTTTCCAATAGCACCTTCGACGATTACAGCACTAGTCGGTGCTGAACCGTCAGACGGAACTTCGTCTGGTCGGTAGAGACAGTCGCGCATGATGCTATCAACAGCGACTCTAGTTAGCTTACCCATTTTCAAACTCCTTACTGCTTGATTGTTCCATTGTAAGCGATTCGTGCTGCAATCGTTCCATCCTCGTTCTTGACTGCCGTACGAATACAACCGATTGCCTGCGTCCATTCAGTCGATCCGCACCAACCACGCACAGTCTCGATTTCGGTACGAACCGCATCGGCTGCAGCTTCGATCGAGGCTACTTGGATTTCCTTGTTACGCCAGACTTTGACGGTGTACATGGCTCTAGACCTTGTAAATGTTCAGCCAGAAAACGGTGCTCGCTACTTCCGTAATGCGAACAGCCAGATTTTGCCGCATATACTCCTTTGCAGCAATCAAGGCTTCGGCGTAGGTCTGGTACGTTTCTCGGTAGATTGGTTGCATAGCTGTGTTACGCACCCGAGCCCTCGATACTTCCGTTTTCTTCCTTTTTCTTCAACTTACGCAGGCGTCCGACGTGATTCGCCGCTACGTCAGCTGTGGCACAGATTGCAAGCAAACTGCCATCGTGCGCTCGAATGTGATACAGCGCACCATGGCGATATACAGTGACGCCCCTGTCTATGCAAGGCAGCTGCCCACCATTCGAGTCAAGCGCCTTCAGGCGCGACGATATCGAGCGTACGGATGGCACGTTAGCGCGATTCCACCGAGTAGTAGCTAGGCAATCCTTGCTCTAGGCAGCCTGCATGCCGTGTAATACGGATATACAATCCGTTGGCGCGAAGGCGGCGAGCCTGCACGACTGCAGCAGCTTTGGTTTTGAAGTGCTGCTCGTATCGGCTTTTCCCTTGAAAGACTTGAACTGCGATCCAGCGTAGGTTACGGTTGTCATAGCTGCGTTACGCACCAGGCCTGCAGGTATTTCGATTATTGCGCTTTTTTCCAAGCCTTGACCAGTCGAGTAAGCGCTTCCGTCGACAAGCCCACGCTGAGTGCGAAGTAGTCCAGCTCTTTCTGCGCGTGCTCGAGCGCCTTTTGATCTCCGGGCTCTCGTAGCGACTCGGAGAGTCGTATGCGTTCGAGAATGGCTGCTGCCGTCTTCATGAGCTGCGGATTGACGATGTGTTCCATGCTGCTGCTATACGTCGGTCGACGTCTTCCGTTTTCTTTTCTTTTCGAAAAATACTCGAAGCTCCGGAGCGTAAGCGCGCCTATGAATACTGCACAAGATGCCTATGCTCGCCGCCAAGCGGCCATCAAAGCCTCGATCGAGCTATTGCAAAAGGCTCTCGATACGCATGCGACGCAGTTTGCTAGTCTTACTGACGTTCGCAATAATCCATGGCATATGGTCAGCGATCTCGAGCACATTGGATACTTGGTAGGAGTTGCAGTCCACAAAGTAACGGAATTCGTTGGATGAGCCTCTCTACTGTAGCTAAGCAGCGTCTTGACTGTCTAAACCTTGTAGCGGCTATCGCTGTCAAGAAGCCGCACGACTTGTTCTACTTTATGGAACATCTTAGCGACCAGGGTTGCAGGATCGATAAGGACAACCTTCAGTCACTTCTGACGTGCCTTTGCATGGCAGGAATTCTCAAAGTACAACTCGACGCTATCGGTGCCGAGACTTACTACGCAGCATGAAAGTCTATATCAAACTAGAGTTGGATACCCGTGTTCCTAGCAGCTATCAAGAGCGATTGGCAATCGCTGGCGCTGTCTACTGCGAACTACGAGCTGGTCCAAAGACGCTGAAGCAATTGCTTCACATCATTCCTAACCCTAAACCGCGGATCGTGAAATCCGTGGTCAAAGGCCTTCAAGCTGTTGGTGCTATCGAAGTTTATTGGAACAAGTTTGGAGAAATTGCGTATGAATTCCCTCGAATCGAGTAACCTAACCTTTCGTGAGTGGGCTAAGGCGTACCTCACTGAACGCGGCTTCTTCGACCGGGACGCTGACAGCGTTGTTGAGCAGTGGATTGCCAACGAAGTAAATGAACCTATGACAGGTCGCTGGAATCACAAGGTTAGCGGCTACCCGTCAATGATTCTGGCTATCTTCACGCTTAGCTTGAATCGTACGGCGATCAGGTGGATCGAAGCGAACAAGCCTCTTGCGTGGTTCAAGCCGATGTTCGAGGACAAAGCGGAAACGTCTGGCTAGAAAGTTAGTCAATCTATTCTCAAGACGACTTAGCCGACTGACTCAATAGCCGACACAAGTCGGTCAAACGCTTCATTAGATAGCCATCCCGTTCCACTCTCAATTCGAGATTGGCGGGATGGTGTCCATTTACACAGCGCTGCAAGAGCAGACGCGGAAATGCCAAGTGCTAGGCGGGCTGAGGCTACTGCGCCTGGCACGAGGAGCACTCGAACTCCACATTCGACGTCTTGACCGACTAGCTCAGGCAGCAGTCTACGCAGGATGTCTAACTCATCCTGTGAGAGTGGGCCAGCTTTCAGACCGCGCTCGAGCTCAGCGATTCGACCACGCTTGAGGAGTCCGTGAGAACGACTCTCGAGTTCCGTCTGGGAAATTCCGACCACTTTGCGCGCTGAGGCGAGAGCTCGCGGGTTAGACAGCTTATAGCGAAACTGGACTCTCTGGACTAGCTCGGGGACTGATCCCGATACTTCCGTCCAAGCGCACCCGCGACAGAGTGCTTGGTCTACTCCCAACCGGCGATGCAGCGTCTTTCTGGGACGAGCGCATCTTGTGCAAGGCGCAAGGGATTTTGAAGCGCTTTGGCTTTGACGACGAGATTCTACTTCCTCGTGCAGCTTCAATGCTGCCGCGGCATCTCGATAAACACTGCGCCAGCTGTCGGTGCGGATCGTCATTTTGGTATTACCACGGTAAATCGCTCAACGCGCTTTTCGTAGCGCGCGTAAATTAGTTTTACGAAAATCAGGAATTTAGTCAAGGGGAACGAAGTAGCGTTTTGGAGCCTTTTGGCCCATCTACCTGGAGGCTGCGACCGACGACAGAGTACTTCCCTTACATTGCCTGTAGAAAGGCCTACATTTTGAATTTCATTATCGCGCGCGAGCTTACAATATTGATACCTTGTCGATACCTCGGGCATGCGTAAAACTCTGTAAGTGCTGCGCGGTTGCAGGGGGGGGGTAGGGGGCCCCAAAAAGGCTCATTTCTACGCCTTCGTTCCCCTTGACTAAATTCCTGATTCTCGTAAGCTTCATTTACACACGCGCACGCTTTCCGCTTCGAGAGAGCGACTAAAGACGTCATTGTCCCTTTACCTTCCTTCCTCTGCGCTTGAGCAGCTCGTTACTGCCTTTCTCAAGCCACAGCAGCAACCCTCGCGCGTTCCCCTTCCAAGCTAATTCGCCGACGACAATCGAAACGCCTTCGTCTGCTTCAAGAACACCCTCGAGTGCAACAAGGCTAGGGCCTTGTCGTCTAACCACTACCGCGTTCGTATCTCTACGCAGCAGTCTATCAATCACGTAGATTTGTCGTGCACGGCATGGATCCTCTTCCGTCTTCACTTCAATATGCCCAGTCCACTTTGGATGATACACTTGAAGATCCGGCCATCCAGGTGCTTGCATCAAGTGCCCATGGACAATGAACACCATAGCCCCAACCGACTCTAATTCGTCGCGAAGGCCATTGCGCAACTTATCGTGGTTCTCAGCCACTAGCGAACCACTCTCCAAAGATACAACGGCTTCGGCCAGTATGCAGCGTGCCTAGTTTCAGTCGAATTCGGATCAAGCACTCGGCCTGTACTGTCAATACAAACGTACTCGAATCCGATGCGCGCAATTCGAATGCAGTCACCATCCCACCACATTTCACCGCACGGCAGACTTTGAATCAAGCATCCAAAGTGGCCAAGAACACGTCCTAGCTTTTCGCACGAACTAGGCGCAATAATAGTTTCTGCTATTGCACCAACCTCGTCGTAGCTAACTCCAACTGCCATTGCAATTGCCGCAATAGCCGAATCATTACCGTGCCGTGCTGCAACATACTTGACAGGCAGGTATCCGTCTAATGATGCGAGCAGACTAGCCAACTGTCCATGCGCAGGCATGCAATAAACCCTAGCTGCAATTGGGTAGTTGTAAGCGTGTGCACTAAGGTACTTTTCTGCCTCTTCTCTAGTCGAGAATACAAGCTCAGTCAACCACTCTAGACGAGCGTACTTTTTCCTAAGTTGCTCGGCAGCTGGAAGGCTCGACGTGAAGTATTCGGGCTCCGAGGGGACGATGCGAGCAGATTGAAGAAGAAAACCGGATCGCGCGTTCCTTCTTTCGCTAACGAAACCGGGTTACGCGCCTTTTGCAATGCCATTACGTTCGAGCCTCATTCTGGCTACCCAGAAGCCCTGTCTGTCCCTGGATCGATACGGGCTCCCCTGGACTCACCGGGCCCCCGGTGGCTGATATGCTATCGAGCCCTGTCCGGTCACACCCTGGGCGATCCAGGGACTTCGCCTTTGTAATAGCATTGTAAATTGCTCGCTCGAGCACGTCATTGTTTGTGTGTCCGAGGAAAAACGGAGCGCATTTCAGCCCCAGCAAGCAAAGTACGCGAGAAATCGTCGCCTGCGGCAGCGATTTCTGAAGCATGTCAGCAATTGCCTCCGCGTCCTCGGTTGCTTGCTCTCGCCAACGAGAAAAGTCCTTATCTGCCTGGTAGCGCGAATCGTTCGACACTACAAGAACGTAAGAGCGCTCTAAGTCACGAGCGCTTCGAACAACCGTATAGTGCTTCGCCGGCTCGAGTTCAGCTACTCTAGACCGTAGCTCAACGATCTCTCGTTGTTGCTGTGCACACTTCAGCTCCAATTCAGTTTCATTCATTTGACTAACTCCACTGCGAGAATAGCGGCAACCACGACCATCAAGATAACTAGTCGCCATTCGACAGTCGTCTTACGATGCGTCGAGAAGCTCCAGCAGCATA